AGGCAGCTCTTGCATTGGTGTCTGTATATTGTGTTATAGTAGAAGTAATTACACCTGTACTTGTATTATAACTAATTCCTGTTCCTGCTGAAACAGCATTACGTGCTCTAGCATCGGTATAGTAAAGATTAGTTGTGCCTTCTGCTACTGTGTCTGAGTTACCTTGAGTAAAACTCATAACACCAGTGCTACTATTATATGTCAATGAACCAGTAGCTGAAATAGCTGCTCTTGCGTTAGAGTCTGTATACTGAGTAATAGAAGAAGTAATAACACCTGTAGAGTTATTATAACTAATACCTGTTCCTGCAGATAACAGTCCACGTACATAAGAATCTGTGAACATGCCTGCACTTGCAGCAGCTTGTGAAGCAGAAGTAGCAGCGGCACTGGCAGAGTTAGATGCATTAGTTGCACTAGTCGCTGCAGCAGATGCTGAGTTAGAAGCATTAGTTGCTGAAGTAGATGCTTCGCTTGCCTTAGTAGTCGCTGTTGTAGCTGATGTACTAGCAGATGTAGCAGAACTTGCAGCGTTAGTTGCTGAAGTAGCTGCAGCAGATGCTGATGTAGAAGCACTGCTTGCACTTGTTGAAGCACTTGCAGCACTTAACGCAGCAGCAGATTGAGAAGCTTGAGCTGATGAATCATAGTCCTGCCAAGCAGTACCATTATAGATTCTAAACTTATCACTAGTAGTATTCTCGTACATAATACCATCAGTGATAGTAATGCTATTAGATCCTGCAAAAGAAACAGCAGCAGAATCATTAGCAAAAGCACCTAAGAATACACTTCTAAATGTAGCTAATAATGCAGACGTACTAGATGCAGCAGATGTTGCTGTAGTTGCAGCATTAGTTGCTGTAGTAGCTTGGCTAGTTGCAGTTGTTGCACTTGCTGCAGCATTAGTAGCTGAAGTAGCAGCATTAGTAGCACTTGTTGCAGCAGCAGAAGCACTAGCAGTTGCTGAAGAAGCACGAGTACCTGCCAATGTAGCACTTGCAGCAGCGTTAGTTTCAGCTAATTGAGCACCATCTTCAGCAGTCTGAGCAGCAATACGATTAGATTCAACAGCAGCTAAGTCAGCACTTAAGTCAGTTACTAAGGTAGCAGCTTGATTATAACTATTAGCAGCAGCTACAGCAGAGTTCTGTGATTGATTACGATAAGTCTCTGCTAAAGCTAATGCAGCAGCAGCATCTTCAGCAGATTCTTCAGCGTCATTAGCAAAACCTTGTGCTCTGACTACTTGACTAGATGCGTTGCTTAAAAGAGTAGCAGCGTTTGAAGCAGAAGCAGCAGCATTGGTTGCTGAAGTACTTGCAGCTACAGCAGATGTTGAAGAAGCAGTTGCACTGTTAGCAGCATTAGTAGCAGATGTAGCAGCTTGAGCAGCTAGTGTCTGTACTTCTGAAACTGTAGCATCATTGGTAGCATCACTTGCACCACCTGCACCACGATATATTGCCATTTAAACTTCCTTTAATTGTTTTTTCGTTGTTAAAGGTTTCTTTAATACGAGTGGTTCTTCCACTACTACGACTTCTTCTACTTCGATGTACTCAGGATGTTTACGCATTGTTTCGATATCATGTGCGTTTGTAAACTCGAATACGTTACCGGTAGCTATATCTTTGAACTTCGCCATTGAAACTCCTTGTCTTTGTTAAAGAGTCCGTAGACCCCTTAAGAAAGACCCCTCCGAAGAGGGATCAATCATTGCTTATTTAATTAAGCAGGTACAGCCAATGCAACAGCAGAACCGTCACGCAACTCTTTCACACCGAACAATGTGTCGGCAGTGAACAAGTCACCAAGGTACTCTTGCTTGTACTGAGTCTGAGTACGTACACCCATTTGCTCAACTAGAACTGCGAAGTCCTTGTGACCTAACAAGCAGATACGATCGCCATCAGTAGCAGCGTCAGCGTTGCTAGAAACGAATACTGGAACACCGTAAACGTTACCAACTTCACCTGAACGGATTGTGTTGCTAGAACCGGCTTCACCAACGAAAGCTTGCTCAGTGAAACGGTTGATAGCCATCAATGTGTTACGTGTTGATGGAGGAACGATCAAGAAGCGACCGTCCATTGGTACATCGCTGTCATCTAAACGCTGAATAGATCTGCGGATAGCAGCATCAGTCAAAGCACCTGCAGTACCTGTGTAAGCAGTTGTACCGTCAGCACCTGAATAAGCACCAGTGTAAGCAGCAGTACCGTCACCACCGTTAACACCACGACCCAACTCAAGGATCAATGAGTCAACTTTACGAGCCAATGCATAGCCTGCATCGTCTGTGTAGAATTGACGCATAGAAGCCAAAGACTGAGCTGAAACGATATCTTCGATCATGATTGAGAATTCCCAATGTTGATCGATATTAACGATAACTTCAGTAGCTGTGTCTGTGTTCAATACAACTTGTGTGTTAGCTGCCTTAGCGTTAGCTGAACCACGACCCGGTTTTGGAATATGTACTGCGTCACCTTTCTTACCTTTGAAGTTCATCTTCTTGATAAGATTAGCTGCAACCAAATTCTTCTTGTATGTTGCAACAACTTCGTCACTCCAAATCTCTGGAATAAACTTAGCTGCTGTTGTAATTGTTTGATGTCCTGAACCTAAAGCCATTTTTAAATCTCCTAAATTAAATTAATTATTTAACTCGACCTTCAGCGTATGCTTGCATGATTTCTTCCGACATCATCTCGTAACGCATTGGGTCTCGCATTTTCAAAGTGATAAGATCGACACGTTTGTAAATTGGCTTAGAAGATTCACCTGAACCACCACGAGGAACTGCAGCAGCTTTAAGCGACTGTGTTCTCTTTTCTGTTTCTGCTTTCTTTAGCGTCTCATCAGCAGCTTGTACCTGTTGAGTCTTGATATTCTTAAGTGCTTTGTAAGTACTTAATAGCTCATCAGCAGAATCATAATCGAAGTTGTATGCTTTAGCGAATAACTCAGTACGGATACGAGAAGCTTTCACCCACTCAGCAAAGTCTTCAGAACTAGCAATTTCACTATAATCAGGATGTGCCTGTTGTAGTCGTTGTTGAGCTGCTGTCCTAGCCATCTCTTCTTGCTGTTGCTTCAAACTCTGTATAACTGGATTGTTCTCGATCTGCTGATTCGTTGCCTTAGCAGGGTCTTCATACCAATCAATTTCTTGCGTCTTTGCCTGTGGCTGCGTGTCTTGCTTTGCATTGAGTTGTTGCTTGATGATCTCATCCAACAATCTACGACTTTCACCTACCTCTTGTGCTTGTCGACCAATTAGCTTTTCAGCTTCTTGATGCATACGTGCTAGTTCAGCGGGTGTTTTACCTTTATACTTAGCAGGTAAATCGTCTTCCGGTTCTTGAGAATTGTCTGCGTCTAATGCAGGATCTGTAGTACCAGTATCTAGTTGTTGATCAAAGTCTTCGAGGTTTCCCTCTTCTTGCTGCTCAATAAATTCAGCCATCATGCCTCCTGTCGCTCTGCGATTTTAGGATTTTAAAAATAGTTCGAGGTGGACGTAACACCTTTATGAACCGTTGTTAGCGTTTTGTTTTCTTTCCTGTGCCAACTTCTCAGCTCTCACTCGATTCCACCGGTCATAACTCGATGGATGATCGCCACTAAAAGGTTCTAGATAGATCCTACTAGGGGAAAGAATGCGAGTCGCTATCTCGCCACACTCACTACAACTAACCTCTTTTGTGTCTATTTCAACGAAGTGCTCAGTTGTGTGTGAATTCTTACATGTATAATCGAACATCCTACGAGGCATCTTCTTCCTCTTGTAGTCGCTCGTATACTTCACCACTAGCATCTCTTAGGTTTTTGAGCCAGTTCATCACAGAGACTTCACCCTTACGGAAATGAAGTTGTTCTACTGTACTGATTCCACCTAGATTGTCAGTGGCTACTAACATTGTCTCTACATCTTCTATGAGGTCTTTCCACCCTTGGGTAGCCATCATAGCAAATCTGTCTTCGTAATACTTTTGTATTTCTTTTTTCATCTTTTTCCTTGACATGGAGATGAGTTAATGATATAATGATAATATTATACCACACTTTTCTCCATTTGTCAAGTACTTATTGCATTTTTGTTGCCATCTGCATTGTTGCAATCTTTTCGTTAGACTGCATATCAGCTTCTTTTAGAGCCAACTCAGCGATCTTGGCACGTTTCTCAAAGTCATCACTATCACGAGCACCACGAGAGATGTTACCAATCATACGTGCTTCAGACTCCATCGGCATTAACTGTGCTTCAACCTGAGCCTTCTGAGCTTCTGCTGCTGCCTTAGCTGCTTTAGCCTGAGTTTCTTGTAATTGAGCTTCTTTGATAGCGATATCCAACTGAGCCATCTGTTGAGCCATAGGATCAGGCTGTGACATCTGCTGTAGGGTAGCTACAATCTCTTCACGATTAGCCAAGCTAGAAGACTGGATGATACCTTGTAACAATACAGGGGTGATAGGGCTGTTACCTAGGGTCTGCATCAAGCCAATCATCTGTTGTTGTTCGTATTCACGAGCTACCATGCCCATTGTTGAGATAGGTAGGAACTCTACGTCCTTAACTGGGTAACGATCAGGGTCAAACTGCATGAATCTCCAAGCAGCTTTGTTGATGAACGGAATAAGGAAGTCTTCTTGGAAGTGAATAAGAGTTCTCTTGCTCTTCTTCATCAAGCCTGATAGAGCCATTGAGAGCCCTGCTCCTGACGCTTCCCCGGCAGCTACTTGGGTGGGCATAGAGCTACTATCAATCGTGCCTGTAGCCTGCAATAACATCGCTTGGAAGGCATTTGCTGTAGTTAGGTTGCCCGGATCTGTAGCACCGAACTTAAATGGCATCATAATCTCTGATGGATTACCATTAACCAAGAAGTTCTTACCTGCTTTTACTTCATACTTAGCACCACGTGGTAGGCGAGTTGCATCCATAGCCATCATTGGAGCTGTAGTCAATGCTAAAGAGTCTAAGTGAGCACGAATCTGTGCGTCCATAGCCTTCTGCATGTTGTAACCCTTCTCTGCAGTACCTCTACCCCAAAAACGACCGGGCATAGAGTCAGCTTGGTAGGCAACAACTGGTCTATCATTCATCATGTAAGGTGATTTCTCAGCCTTAAGTAAGTGTTGACCATCGGCAATAACAACAATAGCCTCAACTAGGTCAGAATAATCGTCCATCTGTGAGTCTTCAGGGAACAAATCAACTACTTCACCTTCTTCGTTCTCTAATTGTTCGATATATTCACGAGGAACTAGACCATAATAACGGATCACAGGGATCTTATTGTCAATAAAGTTAGATTCTTCTTGTACTGGTTCTAGATCTGAGCTGTCATAGCTAGGTGCAATGTCGCATTTACGATAAACACCATCTTCCATACCCTTAATAATCTGATGGAAAGACATGTATTCTTCGATTGCTACCCCTAAAGAGTCCTCTACACTACGTGCATTAGGTTCAATTAGGAAGTTACGTGGGTTGATAGGGTTCAAAGCTACCAAGAACTTCTTAGTTTCACGTACACCAATAGCTGCAACGTCTGTACCTTCAATAGGTTGAGTAGCAGGAGCTAGTACTTTCTTCTCTTCGATAACAATTTCACCGATACCAGTACCATATAACTCTGCTAGTAGTACAATCTCATCGATAGAACGCTTGACCTTAGTCATCTTAAAGTCTTCGTGCATCTGATTGCGGATCAAGAATACATCATTCTTATCAGCATCGTTACGATCATCAACGATATCGAAGAACTCACCACGACCAAACACTGCTTCACTGATCTCAGCTTGCTTAGATTCGATAGCTTGTTGCAATGCAGGAGTAATAATACGTGATCTCTCTGATTCACGCATCTTATCTTCAGCAGCCCAAATACCTCGCCATAAACGCTCGTACTCTTCCCACTGTTGTGTGTAGTTTACATCTCTATGATTTCTCCATAGGTCTGTGTGGTGCGTAACAAAGCTAACAATCTCTTTATCAGATTCTGTTACTTCGTATTCTTTATCGTCAGAATAGTTCTCTGCCATGTTTTATAGTCCTTTAGGGATGGAGGATTGAATAGAGGATTCCGTTGGATCAGTGAAGTTTTGCATACCTTGCAAGGCTTCTTTTCTTTGATACAAGGAAGAGGGAAGCATGTTATAAGGATCAAGCATGTTGTCTCGATACCTGTTAAACGGTAGTAATAATTCGTCTTGGTTTAACTCGCCTCTAGCTGCTGTAGCGTTGGCAAACTGTTCACCACCGACTCTTTGATATTTGTTGAATGCTTGCACATATCCCATGTCAGCTAGTTCTTTAGAATCTAAAAACCCAACTAGAGCAGGATATTGTTTCATACGAGATAAGAACTTTTGTCCCATCTCTTTTGATTGGAAAGATTCTTCAAGAACCTTTTTAGTATCCATACCGGGATTGTTGACAAGATCTGTCATTGCTTTTTGAACAGAACCTGCTTTGAGGTTTAACCCATCAGAATCCATTAAAAGTTTAGCTAGACTGTCAACTACGTACTTACTGCCGATAGCTTTTTCCATAGCTGCGACACCTTTTACGTAATCTTCTTCTTCACTTAGTCTTAGCTTAAAATTCTCACCACGTGTGAAGTTTTCTTTTTCTTGTACAAAGTGCTGTACTTCATGTAGCAAAGTCTTTTTAAAATCTTGTTTAACGTAGTCATGACCTTTGTTTAAAACAAGAACATTCTCTACTGGGTCAAAACCACCGGCACTATTAGATTTAGGCTTGTTAACAATTTTAATTTTTAAATCTTCAAGATCAGGGTATGCGTTAGTCAGTAAGTCAGCTTTGAATAACTCTGAGAAACCGAACTCGCCTTCTAAGTTCTCTAATTTTTTTCCTTTTAAGAGACGCACTTCATTGTCCGGTATCTCGTACATTACTTTATCAGCTAACGGATCGATCTCAACACCACGTTTTAACCAATCAGTTTTAGCTTCAAGACCTTCTTTACCTAAAGACTCCAAATCAAACTGAGCCATAGCTAAGTCATCTGTTGATAATCTTTGAGGCATTCCTGCTTCTTCTAGGTTTCGTAGACCACCTTCACCAATCATCATCTTAGGAGTCAGATCAGGGAACATACCACCTTCTAGTGGGTTAGTTTGTTTTAATCCTTGAAGCATGTCCATAGGATCAATACCGAAGATGTTCTTTACAATTTTTAACATTAGTATCCACTCACCCAATCTAAAGGTTCAACACCGTCACTATCATCATCTGTAAAATAAGTAGTGACTGCTAACTGATCAACGAAAGACAAAGCATCCACTAAGTCATCATGAACTTGAGATGTAGGGAACATTAACAACTGATCCTTGAACTCATCCCAATCTTCATCTTCGTTTAATATAATCTTACCATGCTCGAATCGTCCCTGTAGTGCCCAAACAATTCGTTCCGTCTTTTGCTTACCACCATGAGTCAAGTCAGTGATATGTGCGTAGACGTTGTTCTGACGCATACAATCTGTTAGATAAGGCATCACAGCATTTCTACTTGTACCTCGTTCTAATCCTGCACCTACTGGTTGATACTCTTTTAAGTTCTTTACAATTCGTTGAGCAGTCTCTTTGGTATCCCATCGTCCTGACTCAATCTTATCCACAAACCAAGTACCATCATCTAATACCTTGACTAAAGCAAAGGCAGACTTATCTAGTTTGTTCTGTCGTGACTGGGAGTAGTTCTCATTCTTAAAACCTGAGATATCCATTGCCATGTACCAAACACCACCACTAGGTTCTTGTCCGTACTTTAACCACTTCTCTTTAAACAGGTCTGTGCCTGCATTATCAAAAGAAGCTTCGTATTCCTGCTTGAAAGCAAAACTACTTAATGTCTTCCTCGCACCTTCAATCTCTTTTGGATCTATAAGTGGATTGTCTTTAGTAGTAAAATGCCATGACTTCCATTCACCATCCGGATCATCAAGACCAAGGTTGTACATGTCATAGAACCAGTTACGACCTTTCGGTGTACCGATAAACAACGCATTACCTTTTTTATCAGATAGAGCAGCACGTAATACTTTCTCCCATGTATCCGCTTTGATGTCAGCAACCTCATCAAGTACTACGAAGGTTAAAGAAACACCACGAAGCGTATCAGGTCTATCAGCACCACGTACATAAATCTTAGCACCGTTAATCAGGGTAATATCCATGTTGTTCACATGACTACTACTGATAACATCCCTACCTAAGTCCATTAGCAAGTCCCAAATAATCTGTCTTGCTTGTCCTTGAGTAGGAGCTACATACATAACTGCAGATCCTTGCGGACACTTTAAACCCTCTACGAGGAGAGCAACTGCAGACAATCTACTTTTACCGCAACGTCTACCTGCAACAATAACTTTAAATCTAGTTGGGTCACTGTAGACTTCTTTTTGCCAAGGCAACAGTTCGAAATTAAGATTCATCGTTATACTCTACATCAGTAACTTCGACATCTACAATCTCTGCTGCCTCTACTTTGGCATCGCCAATTCCAGTGATGTTAATTGTTACAGCATTCCGCTGACCTTTAGCATCTTTCTCGAATAGCGATGTTGGTAAGACACGATCCATGCACATCTTCAGTGCAGCCATCTGACCACTATGAGTATCGTC